CCATCCCCCCCCTTTACTATTCTCCTAAGAAAACAAGAGGTTAACGATTGCGATTTCTTCGGACAGGTGGTGTCCGAATAATTGGGAATAAATGCCGGGATAATGTCTTGTTGATCGGCTGGTAGTCTTCAGCTACACTCTCCGCACTCCCAAGTTGGAATACGCCTCGACTTGCCCAGCCGCCCCTCCTCGGCTGGGCCTTTCTTTTGCCGCAAGCCTGCTGTATGATGCAGCCTGCACAACGGGACGCGGAAGCACCGAAGAGGGGTTAGATCATGCCAGCGGGACGGCCTACCAAATACAAGCCAGAGTTCTGCGATGTGGTCATTGAGTGCGGGCGCGCGGGTATGGGCAAAGCCGAAATGGCCGCTGAACTCGACGTGGTTTACTCGACTTTCGACCTGTGGACGCAAGAACACCCAGAATTTTCGGAAGCCGTAAAGCGCGCACGGCTTCTTTCGCAGGCTTGGTGGGAGAAGCAAGGCCGCTCTGCTACGTTTGGCTTGACGCCGGGCTTCAACGCGACCAGCTATATCTTCAACATGAAAAACCGCTTCCCGAGCGATTGGCGCGACAGACAAGACGTTGATGTAACCAGCAACGGCGGCCCGCTCACGATCCAGTGGAAGAATGCCGACAATTGAAATCCCCTACCTGCCGCGAAAGCAGCTTCTGCCGTTCCACAATCGCAAGGAGCGGTTCGCCTGCATCGTGGCGCATCGCCGCTTCGGCAAGACGGTCGGCGCAATCAATGACCTAATCAAGTCGGCCATCACAACCCCACGCGAAAACGTGCGCTGCGGATACATCGCGCCATACTACAACCAAGCAAAAGCCATTAGCTGGGACTACATCAAGCAGTTTACCGCGCCGATCCCCGGCATGTCCTACAACGAAAGCGAACTGCGCGCAGACTTCCCCAACGGCGCACGCATCCGCCTGTTCGGCGCTGACAACTACGACGCCATGCGCGGTCTGTACTTCGATGACGTGGTGCTGGACGAACCCGCAGACTTCCCAGCCAACGCATGGCCGACAGTCATTCGTCCAGCACTGGCCGACCGGCAAGGCCGTGCCACCTTCATCGGCACACCCAAAGGCAAGAACGAATTCTGGGAAATCTACGACAAGGCAACGCGCGACCCCAACTGGTTCTCGCTGGTGCTGCCAGCGTCAGAGACGCGCATCATTCCGCAGATGGAATTGAACGACGCACTCAAGACCATCGGCCCGGATCGCTACGACCAAGAATTCGAATGCAGCTTTGAGGCTGCCATCACCGGGGCCTACTATGGCCGCGAGATGAAGCAGATGACCGCAGACAAGCGCATTCGCAACGTCCTGCATGAACCGCAGATCGGCGTTGTCACGGCATGGGACTTGGGAATGGACGACACCACGTCCATCGTGTTCGCCCAGTTCGTCGGCAACGAGGTTCGCATCATCGACCACATTGAGGACAGCGGCGCTGGCTTAGCTCACTATGCCCGCCTCTTGTCGGACAAGCCCTACACCTACACCAACCACATCCTGCCGCACGACGCCCGCGTGCGCGAACTGGGCAGCGGTGTGTCGCGGATTGAAACCCTTGAGGGCCTCGGCATCCGCAACATCACCATTGCGCCAAACATCCCGATTGAGGACGGCATCCAAGCTGTCCGCAACGGTCTGGCCCGGACGTATATACACGAGGAGCATACGCGGCTGATTGAGGCCCTGCGGCAGTATCAGCGCGATTGGGATGAGCGGTCCAAGACGTGGCGCTCAAAGCCAAAGCATGATTGGACCAGCCACACCTGCGACAGCCTGCGCTATCTGTTCGTCGGCTATCGCCCGGTCGAAGCAGATTGGGGCGAGCCGATCAGACGCAATTTGAAAGGCATCGCATGATGTGCTAGGGTGGCGGCATCCACAACTGAGGCGCTCATGGCAGACGAAGACGAAGACGCTTACATGGCGCGCCAGAGCCGCGCTCAGATGGACGCTTTGTATGATGAATACTTGGCCGCGCGAGGAGGCGTCCCGAGTGTTCAGGCAGCGCCGCAAAGGGCTGGCATCCTCGACGTTGGCGGCATTGGACAGCGCCTCTCGCTCCTAAACCAAATCTTCAACCCGGTCGAAGCCATCGGGCAGTCCATGAACGCGGGCGAGCGCATGATGTCGCCGAACATGGGCGTGATGGATCGCCTCGCCGCGCTGGGCGACATGGCATCAGGCATTGCTGGCGTTGTGGCCCCTGTGGCGGCTGCTTCTCGCGCTGGCACGCCCGCTGCGACTGCGCTGATGGAGGGGCTGCTTGGCGGCTCGCCCACGCAGCAAGCGGCGGCTGACATGGCTCGCGGCTTTGTGACGGATGAGAGCGGTGCGCTGCGTCTTTATCAAGGATCGCCGCACAACTTCGCGGCAGAGCGCCTTGTCAGAATGCCTGACGGCTCAACGCAGTACGTTGTGGGCCGCCCTGACGTGCTGCCGGATGTGCCTGCTGGGGCTGAGTTGCTGCGTGACTTTCCATTGGGCCGTCAGCGTATGGACAAAATCGGCACTGGCGAAGGCGCGCAGGCTTATGGATATGGCCTGTATGGCGCTGAAAACGAGAGTGTTGGTCGCGGCTACAGGGACGCACTTGCTGGAAACAAGGCGGCGGCTGATTTGGCCAAAACAGCGATTAGGGTGCGCGGTGGGGACCGCGCTCGTGCGGCTGAAATGCTTCGTGGCGAAATCGCTCAGTCTGGACCAGATCCAGAATTACTTACTGCGCTAGAAATCATTGAGTCGGGGCGTGACAATCTCGGCTATCTTTATGAACTTGAGGTCAACGCCAATTCAGAGGATTTCTTGGATTGGGATAAGCCGATAAGCCAGCAAAGCGAAAAGCTGAATGTCTTAATCGGAGACAGGTTAGAAAAGTTCCTTGATTTAGAGGGGCCGATGCTTCAAGGGCCATTTGACCGCTTTATAAACGGAGAGATGACAGGCGAAGAGGCGTATCGTCTAATGAACCCGCAAGCCGGAATAGATAAAATTGATTGGACGCAACCGATCCCAAAGCAAGCCTCCGATGCGCTTTTGGCGCAAGGCATCCCCGGCATCCGCTACCTAGACGAAGGGTCAAGGAGCAAGCCTTATGTTGTTGACTTGGGCTACAAGGGCAAACCATTCGAAGAGGGATACTTTGAGCCACAATTTGCTCGAAGCAAAGAAGAAGCAGAAAGCATCGCTAGGGAATACCAAGGCAAAGGCTACGATGCCAATGTTAGGGATATAGCCACCCGCAACTACGTCATCTTCGACGAAAACCTCATCAACATCGTTCGCAAGTACGGCCTCGCAGGCGCGGCTGCCATGCTTGGCGTCAGTGCGCTTGACGTGGAGCAGGCAATGGCGCAAGGCCAACAGCAGCCTCAAGGCTTGCTCTCAACGGGAGTTCAGTGATGCCACTGAAAAAGGGTTCGTCTGCGAAGGTTATTTCTGGTAACATCCGCGCTGAGATGAAGGCGGGCAAACCGCAAAAGCAGGCCATCGCAATCGCTTTGTCCAAGGCGGGCAAGAGCAAAAAGGGGAAGTCCAAATGAAAAAGCCCACGCCGAAGTTCACGCCCTGCAAGGGCTGCCCGAACCCCGCCAAGTGCAAGGCTATGGGCCGCTGCATGATGAAGGGCAAGAAGTAATGCCCGGCGGCTTGTATAGCAACATCGCCGCGAAGAAGGCCCGCATTGCGGCTGGATCGGGCGAAAAAATGCGGAAGCCCGGTGCCAAAGGTGCGCCGACCGCTGCCGCGTTCAAGGCGTCTGCCAAGACTGCCAAGAAGGGCAAGAAGTAATGGCGAAAGACCCGAAGCTGGCGCGCGTAGGCGTTTCGGGTTATAACAAGCCGAAGCGCACCCCTGACCACCCGACGAAGAGCCACGTCGTCGTCGCTAAGTCCGGGGACGAAACCAAGACCATCCGCTTCGGCCAACAGGGCGTCAAAGGCTCTCCTGAAGGTTCGGCGCGGAACGAAGCATTCAAGGCCCGGCACGCCAAGAACATCGCCAAGGGCAAGATGTCAGCGGCCTTCTGGGCAGATAAGGTGAAGTGGTAAGATGCCGACGACCTACGCCACACTCAAGACGGCCATCGCGGATTTCTTAAACCGCGACGATCTCACGTCTGTGATCCCCACGTTCATCGCGCTGGCCGAGGCTGACATGCAGCGCAAGCTGCGCCACTGGCGCATGGAAGTGCGCGCGACCGCCAGCCTTGACACGCAATTCTCGGCCATCCCGGCAGATTGGGTCGAGACGATCCGTTTCTATCTGACCACCGGCGAAACCTCGCGGCTGGAACTCATCAGCCAAGCCGAGATGATCGACCGCAAAGAGGGCGATGGCAACGTCAATGGCCGCCCATACTACTACGCGATGACCGGGGCGCAGTTTGAACTTTATCCTATTCCTGACGGGACTTACGCGAGCGAACTCCTGTATTTCGCCAAAATCCCTGCGCTTTCGGACTCAGCCACGACCAACTGGCTCCTGACCAACGCGCCTGACGCCTACCTCTACGGGGCGCTGATCCACTCGGCTCCGTACCTCAAAGACGACGCC